ATTGCTAATACCTCATCATAAGCTTGTAAACTTGCTTTTCCTCCTGCACCAGCAATATATTGCCCTTTAACAAAGAATAAAGCTTTATTTTCAGCTAATACTTCACTCTCAACAATTTCTAATCCACCTGGAATTACAGTTACATAAGTACCATTTGCTGTTAAAACTGTTGACGTAGCATCAACATCTGCTTTATCTGATGGATTTAAAACTAGAACTACCTTACCATCAATTTTTCGATTAACATCATTTGCATTTTTAGAAAGTACTTTCTTTACATCTTTTATTTCATTAACAACTGTTTGTCCAGGTGCAAATGTTAATGTCCCTTTAGAAGCCTTATCAGTTACGCCACCATTTTCAGCAACATCTTTAAGTAAACCAACTGGTTGATGTTGTGCAGAACCGTTCCCATTAATGTAGCCCCATTCTAAACCTGTAGCCATTACCTCTGCCAAAAGTTTTTCCATATAGTTTGCAATGTAATTAGGACCTAAAACTAGCATGTCTTTTGGAATAGCACCAAATGCTGTTAACTTTAGAATATTAAATCGTTTTTTACCGAATGCCGCATTTACTTGACCTTTAATGTCACCAAATAAATCGCCCCATACTGACGCGCCTTTTGGATCTACAGTAATAATTTCAGTAACAGCGCCCATGTTTGTAATACCTAATGCATTTAAAAACGGATGTTCTTTAATTAATCCTTCAAATACTTTATCAATAAATGTTACGGGTAAAGCTCTTTCTTCTTTAAATAAACCTTCTTGAGCAACTTGATTAAAGTATCTTACTTCTTCAGACGTTAAAGTTGATTGTCCACGTGCTGCTAAAATTGCATTATCTGCTATTTGTGTATTAACATCATTTTGAATCGTTTTAGCTACATCATCCGACAAAGCTTGCACGTAATTAGAAACAATTTCCTCTCTCTCTTCTTCTTTTAACTCGCTATTCGTTAATGACGCAACAAATGCTTTTTTAGCATTAATAAATTTTTCAGACTTATTAAATTTAATAGTCATAATACATAACCTCCTAAAAATTTATATTAAAAAAGAAGTGTTTTAAGATAGTCTTTTGTATTCACATTAGACTCTTCTTTCACTTCTTGATTTACTAATTCATTATTAATATTTGTGTTTAAATCTTGTTTTACCTTCATGCCATTATCTTTCTCTTTAGTCTCATAAGAGTTTGCAAAGCCTTTTTCAACCGCTTCAGATGCTGTAAACCATGTTTCATTATCTAACAACTCCTTAACTTCTTCTTTACTTAATCCTGTTCTAGAAACATAGACATCAACAATTGATGAATCTATTTTCTCTAACCTATCATAAGTAGTTTGCATTTCTTCTTTATCTCCATAGCAAAACGTTGAAGCATTGTGAATCATCATTGTTGAACCAGTCCTCATGATAATTTCATCAGCCCCCATTGCAATGATAGAGCCTGCACTCGCTGCTAATGCAGTAACTTCTACGATAACATGTGCATCTAAATCCTTAATGTAGTTGTAAATTTCTAAACCTTGGAATGCATCACCACCTGGTGAATTCAATTTAATTCGAATTGTCTTAGCTTCTACATTATTAAGCGCATTTCTTACATCTTTTGCACTTGTCGCATCATAGAAATAATTACTTTCTCCAATAGCACCAGAAATGACTAATACATGTTCATCCTTGCTTTCATTAGTTTGATTAAAAAAAGCATGCTCAAATTTACCAAATTCCATTAACTCACACCTTCTCTCAATTGTTTTAAAGTTTGATAGTTTTTAGTTACTAGATGTTCATTCATTAATTCATCTTTACTTTCTTCATATCCTAATTCACGTCTTATTTCATTACCAACAAATACACTACTAGCGACTAATTTATCAATTTGATTAGCCATATCAAAAATACTGTCAAACGTTATTGGTAACGTATTTGCTATAATTTTCGAATCATTTAAGTATTGCTTTTCATCAAATAATTTAGCATTTAATTCTGTAACTATTAGTTGCAGTAGTGGCTTTATAGTCATTTTAATAAATCGCTTCATGTTCTGATCTACTTCTGCAATATCTCCTGTTAATAATTGGACTGGTATACCAAATTTAATAGCACAGTTATTTAAAAACTGTTTACCGACTTTATCAACATCATCAACACTATTAGCTGCCTGTGACAAAGTTTGTTCTTTATATTGAATACCTTCTTGCTCAGGAACAATTGCAAATGATTTATCTTTAAAATTCTGATAGATATCTTGAATGAATTTATTTACTTTCGCTCTTCGTTCTTTATCGTTCCCCCATTTACTATCAATCTTAACAATTGAACGTACTTGAGATTTCCTCATTTGGAACTCTATAAATCTAGCAAATAAATCACCATAATCACCATATAGTTCATTCAAAATCGACTCTGAATTTTCATTATTATATTTAATATGAATTACATCATTAGAATTAAATGTTCTAGTATATTCAAAGTCACCAATTCGTACTTGACTATAAATGTTCGGGACATGCGCATACTCAGTAACATGATAAGAATCTGCAACTAATAAATCCTCTGAATCATTTTGTATAATTAATAACTCATTATCATAAAGTAATTTATATATTGCTTTTTGCCAAAATTGAGTAGCAGATTCATTAATATTTGGCTTTACGTTTAACTTATAGTACATCGAATCTTTAGTGTATTTATTATTATCTTTAATTTTAAATTCTACTTGACTAACTGTTTTAGCAATTAATTCAATGCAACTATTTATTGCTAAACGTTTAATATGCGTTTTTTTACTTGCTGAAACTATCGATAAACCTAATTGCTCTGCAGTTTTACGATTGGATTTAAATAAATCACTTAACAATCCCATTACTCCCGCTCCTTTCTAATAATTTATAAATTCAATTTCATCTAAAAAGAAATCAATGTCATCCGTGAGTATTTCTGACGCTTTATATAAGGCATGAATTAATGCTTGAAAACCATCAGTTTTTCTACGATGCTCATCTTTTTTCAAATATTGAATCGAGCCATCCTTAGTAACTTTCTTAAATACATTAAACGTATACCAATTCATTAATGGATTGATTCCCCAATAAAGATTATTATTAGCAAATAGTGATTCAACACGTGGTGCAAGCAAACCATGAATAGACGATGGTCTTCTTATTCCATGTACTTCAAATCCTTCCGCTTCTAATAACGGGCGAAGAATATCCAACTTATACATATCAGCAACAATTATTTCAATGTTATATAATTCTCGCATCTTAACAAACCAGTCAACAACATGCCTTGGATCTATAGTAGGTTCATCAACAATTGTTAATAATCCTTTTTCAGCCCATTCATGTATTGGTGGTTTCAAGTTTGCTTTATCTAAATATTCTTTTCTAGCAAAAGAATGTGTTAACCAAAAATAATCATCGCCTTTTCTAAATAATAAACCGACAGCAGTAAAGTCACGGACAGACCCAAAATCTAAACCTCCTACACATGTTTTATGTAAGAGGTCAGGTATTTCTTCATTTGCATGATATATTTCATCTGCAGTTGCTACAGATTCAGTCAAGTCTGTTTCTGGAAAATTCATTCGTTTCGCCATGAATTCAGCTCGGTATTTTAAATTGTTAGAAAGCTTTTGATGTTCTTTCTTCACTCGTTTAAATAACCTTTTAGCATATGGTGTCATCGGTTCAGAAAATTGTGGGTTAGCTTTTTCCCATGCATTTGGATCATCTGCTTCTTTAGCATCATCTATCTTACACAAGAAACAAAACATGTTATCATCTAGTACTTCCCCACTTAAAATTTTACTAGCTCTTTCTAACATATCATCAATGACGCCACCTCTAACATGTCCATTAGAACCTATAAAGATTTCTCGAGGATTATCTTTTTTACCTAATCCAGAACCAAAAACGTTTATAACATAATAGCCTTCCATTCTATGAATTTCATCATAAACAACCATACCATCTTTTAATCCATCTTTACTTTTTGGCGTAGAAGTATGGTATTGCAGTTTACTGTTGGTTGCTCTTCCTGTTATTTCTTTTAAATTTTTTCTAAAATATTCATCTAGATTATTACGTTCTATACAATTGTATATCTCCATAAATGAAGTTTTAGCTTGCTTTTCAGTGTTAGCTACAATAGAAATATCATACTCATTAATTGGATTATAGTCACTTAAAAAATAGTGTGCCCATACAGACACAAGGCCATTCTTACCAACACCACGACCACCCATTATAAAAAATTGGTCGTAAAAATTTCCATTATCTTCCTTGTAGTATAGAAATAAAAAAGCACTAATAAATTTTTGAAAATCGTCTAATTCAAAATAGAATTCTCTTGCGAAATTACACAAATTTTCAATTGCTTCATCGTCAAAGTAAATATCATCTCTAGGAAAAATATATTTCTCTAAATAATCTATAAGTTGAATACGTTCTTTATTAAATAATACTTTGCCCTCTTTGAATAAATCAATGTAGTGCTTTACGTATTTATTTACTTCCAGCAATTCTATCCCTCAATGATTTAATTTGTGGCTTAGCATTAGAAACTTTATTAATGGAACGTGTTCTTATTGACTCCTCTAACATAATCAAGTTTTTATTTAAATTAATTAGGTCAGAAATTCCAGGATGTGTTTTAGTAAATTTTTGAGAAGCATTATTAACAGTAATTGTTATGCCTTCCTTGTTAATTGCAGTTATTAATTGGCGATATTTTTGAATTAAGGTTATGTATCGGTCAATCTTTTCAATTGTAAACAAGTCAGTTTCATCAACGTCTTTCAGCATACTTTCTTTTAAAGTTTTTAGACTTACCTTCAATGTGACCCCCCCTTAAAATTCAAAAATTGTCTTCGTGTGCTAAAAACGACCCCACGCCCGCTCAAGAAAAAATTCAAAAACGTAAAACATTTTGACCGGGGGGTCTTACTTAAAACTTAGAATATTTTATCTAAAAATATTTTTTGAAAAACAAAAATAATTAAATCTAATCATTAAACAAGTAAGTTAATACAATAATGTTTCCAAAAGAAAACAAAATCTAAATTTCAATTATTAATTTAGAAAATCAATTTGTTAGATGATCTATATACAATGCTATCTATACATTGGATGTTACTTACGAGATTATTACTTAATTACCATTGCTCATCATTCCATTGCTTACGTGTTCCACCATATACACGACCATGAACCTTATTATGACAATCAATACATAAAGTTATTAAGTTATTAATATCCAATGCTAAATCAGGTCTTTGGTCTATAGGTTTGATATGATGAACGTTCTGTCCCTTCACTACCTTGCCCTCACGTTTACAATGTTGACATTCACGATTATCTCGTAAGTAAGCTTTCATTCTTAATTGATTCCAACTTGTACTATGATAGAACTTATTTCGTTTATCTTTAGTATCATAGACCTTCATTCACATATCACCTCACACAACAAAAGTAATTTAAATATTAAAACTTGTAATTAAACAAACTATTAAAGTACTCATGACTTAAAATGTATTTAATCTAATCCTTAATCAACTATATACTTAGATTATTTAATTACATCTTTTAACAATGTAACTTATCTTTCTTAATTATCATTACTAAATTTCGAGGTATATAAAAAACCACCAGTATATTTTATACGACGTATAAAATATACTGGTGGGTAATTTTGAATAGGTATAATTTTACGGGCATCCATAATTCTCATAGTTATAAAAAATTAGAACGCCCGATTTTTCTATCGGACGTTCAAGGGAGAAAACACCTTTTAAAAAGGAGGACATCAAACATGAGAATCACATTAATGAGATAGTTTAAAAATAACTACCTCACTAATGTATCAAACGTATGGCAAAAATTAACTATAAAAACTATCATGCTGATAATTTTCTCTTGTTATTCTATTTAGTTTTTCGATTTTATCAATGGTGAATTCATCTAACATAGCTCGTATCGTGATAGACTCTTCATCTGGTTTATGTCTTAGTGCATGATTGCTTATACTCACAAAGATATTTTCTTCATAATAATTATCATATAAATCTTGATACTCAAATTTAAATTCAATTAATGGATACTTTAACTCTCTAGGGTTACTGTGATAAATACTATAGTTTAAAATATACATATCTTTTTTGTTCAATGGGATTTCGAAATAACCATCATTATTTATAAACCTATAACTGTATTGTGAATAATTACCCCCTTTGTTAATTTCAAAGGAGTATACTCCATTTCCCTCTGGATAATTAGCTCCAATTCTTGCTATGTGATTTTCTTCATTTTCATTTACAATTTTAAATATATGATTAAGTGGTGGCATAATCTCACTATTTAAATTTTTAAGATAATTTAACCCGTCTATATGCTTATAAGTTATTTTCACATTTTTAGCAATACCATTACCAATATTTTTAAATCTCATTACCGATTTAGAAAAATAATTATTTTCAAATTTTTCTTTTTTATTTCTGTCGTAATTTATGTCATTATCATACAACCAATTCTTTTTTATAAACCTTTGATTATATCCATTAAAGTTATAATAAATTTCTAAAGGTTCAAATACAAATGCAGGTTTATTGTTTTTAGCATCTTCCTTCAATTTGTCTTCATGAATTTCCCTTTGAAATTTCTTAGTACCATTAAATACATAAATAACACCAGCAGTACTTATAATTGTACTTATAATAGCCCACATCATTTTATTCTCCCTTACATTATTTAATTAGACAAAAATAAATTATTGCACAATTGAAAGTCAATCTTCTTATTTATCCTATCCATATACTTTTGAATGGTAGGTTTTTTTACTTCTAATAAATCTGCCGTTTGTTTAAGACTCAGCCCCTCACATTTGACCATAATAAAACACTCTAGTTCTTTAGGTGTTAACTTCATCAGTGCGTAGCTCACTTTATTATTAACATCATTAATTATATCATTGTATTCAACATCTGAATTCTTTTTATACATTGATTCACTAAAAGCCTTATTGATCACATCATTATCTACTAAGTAGCATTGACTTCTATCTATTGCGTTATAATTGCCTGGTTCGTGTCCACATGTTAACCATTCAATTGTATAATCAATGTCTTTTAATATATCTTTGTAAATACTTAATTTATCCTCTTCATCTACTTTATATTCAAGTGATTTTATTTTATTGAGTACGCAAAGTCTCGTTTTCCTATATTCAATTAGCAAGTCTTTCATGATGTATCTCCTCGATGTAAGCATTAATAAAAAGTCTAATGGCTAATTACGTTTTAAATAAATATCGATTTCTATTAATTCGATAAATATAATTATTAAAAATATTGTTAATATATACTCGATAAAATTAAATCCAAATCCTAATGTGATTGCGAGACTTAAACAAACAGTAAATAATAGAATTGCAATCATTCTGATATAATTATTAACGATATATTTGCATGTATAAAATAAAATTATTGTCAAAATCATAAATGTTAAGTTCAATAAAATCATTCATGATAACCTCTTTCCTCTTCTAATCTTTACATTCTCTCTATTTAACGCGCAGTTCAAACTATCCATGAGCATAACGTTATCTCCCATTGTTAATGTTTTTCTACCAGATTTACGTATAATGCCCTCACCTATAATGACAATTCCTACATTTTCTTGTTTTAGAATTAAACTCAAATCCGTGTATTTTACTTCTTCGTATAGGTTTCTAGGTAAAACTAAGTAATTATAATGACCTACAAAAGACAATTTAGCTGAACTCTTTAAATCTGCTTTTGATATTTTAATTTCATATGCTCTAAAAACATTTCTAGTATCATAGGTTAAAAAGTCCACGATTTCACGCCCATGTGTGAGAGGCTTTCGCCCAATGACTACCTCATGACATCCACACACTCCCATTTTGTCTATGATCAGTGAATCATATAAATACTGTTCCGCTTCTAAGGTTGCTATTGATTTCACTTTTGCAACACCTCATTAAATCTTTGATTGCTCTTAGCTCTAGTTATGTATGTATGTTTACGTACTGTTGAAGCTTTGAATGTTGTGACTAAGTATTGTGCCACTTACTCGACACCTCTTTTACAAAATTTCAAAACCTTTTAATTCTTTCCTTAATGACTTCTCATCTTCTATATCAAAACTCTTTTGAACTCCTCGTGATTTTATAGTTACTTTGTTAGATTTGTTTATCCAAATTTTGAACTTAGGCCAATTCTTAATATTGCAAGAATAACCTTCAAGTACTGTATTATCTTTTAATGGTTGTTCTGTCGGAAATAACTGGACTTCAACTTTGGATAACTTCTCACTTTCTACATTCAAACCAATATTCGTGAGCATATTTTTTAATTTGTTTATTGTCACTTCCCCAAAACCTCCTTGACTCGATCTAATATGTCTTTATACTCCGCTACTTCCGAAGCCTTTTGCTCCACGTTCTGAAACACTCTCGAATTCCTCCACTTGCTTTAGTTCAGGTGTCCATATAGGTACGATAACCAGTTGTGCTAGTTTGTCGCCTTTGTTTATGACATAACTACCATTCATAAATAAAATTTTATCTGATGGATGTGGTGGGGCATACTTTCCGTCTATCCCAGCAACATTTCGACTAAAGTTACCATCATCCCAAATCTCTAACGTTTCAATATCATTCTTGATATTAATCCCTAAATTGCCATGATATCCCGCGTCTATCTTGCCTGTTTCAATCACTAAATACGTTTTACTACTTACACCACTACGGCTAGTTAATAGCCCGACATAGCCCTTTGGTATGCTTACGGCTACATCTGTTTTAATCACTGCCTTTTCTTGTGGCTCAAGTACGACAGTTTCAGCTGAAAATATGTCATAACCTGCATCCGTCTTATGGTTTCGTTCGGGCATTCTAGCATTTTCTGATAATAGTTTTACTTGTAATGTGTTAGTCATTTTCCTGTTCCTCCTCTACATTAATTTCATATTCATCACAATCAAATGGTACTTCCATTCTCGCAATATCATGCGCCTCATTTTCTGCTTCGTCTAAACTTTCAGCCTCGATAGTCTCTTCAATCATGCCAGTGTATGTGATTTGAATATTAAATTTTTTCATCTTCCTGTTCCTCCTTAAAACAAACTGAGTTGTTTTGCCTTTTCGAAATACAATTCGTTACTTTCAATGTAGTTAGCAAATTCTAATTTATTATTGAATGTCTCTTTCACGCCTTTAAACATCGTTTTGTGATGCCCGTGAAAGTAATAAGTGCCGTTTACTACATGGATATGCGCCACTCGCTCGTTATCCTGATACAGATATCTCTTAGAGCCGAAAAATTGTTTTAAGTATTCTTTACACATGTTATCTGCCATGATCTACTTCTTAACTTTCACGAATATATCGTTTTCCATCAGGTAGCACGCATAACGTCCTCTTGGATGTTTCTGAGGAACATTAAATAAATGCGGTTTCTTCTTTCGTAACTCTGCCTGTTTTTGTCTACGTCTAGCCATTTCACGCTCTTCGCTCTCTCGTTCCATGATTTTTGCTAATACGATTTGTTTATACTCGTTTAAGCGCATGCCGTAAGGTGCATTTAAGGCTTCTAGTATTGTCCAGCCACTACGTACCCTCTGCGCAACTATTCCTGGAGTTAGTCTATTCTTTTCTATCAGTTCATTTTCATAATGGGTAAATTTATATGGTTTCCCATGAATCTTTACAACACTCATCAATTCCACCTCTGCATTTAACTTTTGTTAAATTTTTTAAAGCTCATGTTTTTTACGCCGGATGTTATTTATCCTAAAAAGTATTAGCGCGTCTTTTGGGTCGTTTTTCACTCTGTATTCACGAGCACTAATGACCAAAAGCTCTTTTTGCTCTCTCAGATAATTCTTGTCGTCGCTCTTCTGACATTAATTTTCTAAATCCTATTGCGCTTATAGGTAGTTTTGCCCTAACCAACACCGCAGTCCCAGATTCTAATCGTTCCAATACCTCTACATCGTCACCATACAACTTTGTCATTCTAGTAATATGTGTAGGTACCGATGAGTATGCAATCCATTCTTTATTTTCGTAATCATAGTTCAATGTCGTTTCGCGGTCTTCTCTTGAATAACCGTCGCTTACTGTTTTTGTTTCTTTGGTAATTCTTGCCATTTATTCCACCTCTATATTTGCGTTGCTAATTTATAATTAATTAAATTCAATATTCGACGATAGCAGGGCGTCTGTGGCGTTCTGCAAGTTTTCGGATAAATAGGTCATACAACTTATTTTCATCGCCCTGTGCGCTATCTATGAGCTTCTGAGCATATAATTCAGAACACTGAAGTTTTTCTCTTAAAAATTCTTTTGTTACCATGCATATCTCTCCCTGTAATCCTCTCCGATTACTTTTACTTTTCTTGTGTTATATTTCATTCTCGAGTTAATACGTTGCCAGTTCATATTTTGATTTAATTCTTTATCAGTAAAGTTAGTTGTAAAGATGTTGTTTTTACCTACTCTGTTATCAACAATGATAAAAAGTTTATTCAAAGTGTGTTCTGTGTTCTCTACACCTATATCATCTAGTACAAGTAAATCAATATCACTTAACAATCTGACCAGCTCATCTGTAGTTTCTTCTGCATTTTTGTTGTATGTCGCTTTAATACGATCCATCAACATTGGTACATGCATAAAAGCAACTGTATGCCCTTTAGCTTTGACTGCTTTTGCGATAGCGTATGCTAGGTGGCTTTTACCAGTTCCGTATGAACCTTGCAATATTAATGATTTCGGTTCTTTTGTAGAGAAACCCTGTACATACTCTATTGCTGTTTGTTTAGCGTGTGCTTGTTTTTCATTCTGTGGCTTATAGTTGTTAACAGTCGCATTATGCAAAGATGGATTAACGTTTGATTGATTGAAAATGTAATCAAGTTTCTTTTGTTTGTTTCGTTTGTACTCTTCATAAGCTAGTTTTTGAATCTCGCATTCACAACCATCTTTATATTCGTATCCACTTTCAAACTTATATAAATCATATTGACGCTCGCATTTATCGCAATTCTGCCTTAGTATTACTTCGATTGGTTGATATTTTTTTAAACTTTCGTTTATTTTTTCGTCAAATAATGGTTTCATGTTATCCACCTAATCCCAATAACTTTCGTCGTACTTCATACGTTCCAATTGATCCATTCCAGTTGGATTTGCTTTTTGGTTGAGGTACCCCTCAAATTTATTACCAAAAAGTGTTTCTGGTCTAAGGTATTTATCGCTATCCGTGTTTAGCCACTCAGCTGTTTTGATATCAATCACCTTTTTAAAATCCTCCAACCTAAAATCTTGATTCCATCTTGCTTTAATAAAATCTTTTGTTTTAGCTGTATTGTGTTTAAAATTCTTTCCTGCTTTTTTGTTTAAGTATTCGATAATTTCTTTATAGGGAATGGAAGACGCCGTCGGGTTTCCCGACAATATACTTCCATCATTATTAGTATTATTATTAGTAGTTAAATCATTAATAGTACTATTATTATTAGTAGTATCCGATTTACCGTTAACGGTTTTTCCATTGTTGGTTTTACCGTTAACGGTTTTTCCAACGTTGGAAAAACGAATGTGGTGCGGTTGCTCATATACCAAGTACTCATAACCATTTAACCTTCCACTTTTATCACGTTTTCTATTACGTTGAATATATCCAATTTCTTCCAGTTCCTTGATTCCACTCTTTAAACCGCTAAGTCCATCAGTTGAATGTTGCTCTAGTTCTGTTTCGTAAATTTGCCAGTTATCAGGTCGACTTAACAAATAAAGTAGAATACCTTTAGCTTTCCAACTTATATTAGAATCATGTATAAAATCTTTGTGTACTGTGACAAAGTTGCCTGATTCTTTGTAAACTCTAAATATTGCCATTTTTTTATCTCCATTCTGTTATAATTAATAAAAATATGATTAGGAGTGAATAACTTGAAAAAATGTTTCATTGCTTGCCCTATAGGTACTGATGATTCTAAAGTAAGAAGAAACTCTGATTTTCTTTTACAATCCATCATAAAACCTGCTTTAGAATCAGATTTTGAAATCCAACGATCTGACCTTATATCATCAACCAATAAAATTACTGATGAAATAATTGGTGGGTTAACGAATTCTGAATTAGTCATTGTAGATTTGAGTACGCATAACCCGAACGTGTTTTATGAATTAGGTTACAGACACGCTCTAGAGAGACCAACAATTACTATGATTAACAAAGATGAGAATATCCCTTTTGATGTTAGCGCTTACCGTACAATTTACTACAGTGAATTACACACGGATGTAGTAAATGCCAAAGACCAACTTAAAGAAACTATCAAAACATTTACAGATAATGATTTCAATTTTGAAAATCAAGTCAATAAGTATAATAATATCGATAATGAATACGGTGTTTTAAACAGACATTTGTTAGATATAAAAAGTGATTTATCCGAATTAAAAGAGTTTCTACCTTCAGTGACCAAACAAGAGCCTGATATTCCCGCTGATTCTATGGTAAGAATGATGGAACTTGCCGTTCAGTATCCGGATCAATTTGAAAGATTGATGGAAATGCAAAACAAAAACAGTCAATAACCCCTCCCTTTTAAGAAGCCCTCTAGTTATTTAATTCGGGCTTCTTTTTCACGCAATTGTTTTTGTTGATATTTTATATAGTTAATAGCAAAGCGTTTGCTAAATGTTGTTTTTAACATCTAGAAAATGGCTTTCCTACAGCTTTTTTATAATTTCTAACATTCCTAATCTCTTCCGCCAAGACGATGATTAGGAGTGCTATTTTAATTAGTCTAAGTCTGTTCATTCCTTTTTCTCTCCTTTCAGCATTTTGTTGAGCCTCTCATCAACTTTTAACCACGAGTCATGCAAGTGATATTTATCATCAAACGACTTAACGCCAATCGCATGTTGCTGGTTATGATGTTCGCGACATAACGCTAATACATGTTTGTCATAGTGATTCATCTTATTTCTGTTCATGCCTCTGCCGACTGCTTCATAATGTGCTAGGTCAGCGTGAGGCTTTCCGCATATTACACAGATACGGTTAATTGTAGCCCAATATAATAGTGCTTTATCTTCACTTAACAACTTGCTTGTTTCTATGCTCATAGGTATTTGATGATGAAACATAAACGCTATAATCAGTTCTATTAACTCCCTTGCGACTTTCATTGAACAGTCGCGCAGACTGATTTCTTCATAACCTTTCATAATTTCTAATTCTGTTTGTAATAATTTTCTAGTTGATTCCACTGGTTCGCCCCAGTGAAGTTCTATATCTCTACACATTGCGAATATTTTTTTGCGTTGTTCTATAGACAACTTTTTATTGTCCGGAACCTCTACTTCTGCTTTTAGTGGATATCCGTTTTCTAGTAAGTCAATGTGACTTTGTTCAAGTTCAACACCAGTAGCAACGACGGAATAAGTGCCGTCATTGTCTTTCTGGTATCTTGTAATGTATTGCATTTAAACCACGTCCTAGAACGGTAAATCATCGTCATTAATTTCTATAGGTGCATTAGCAAACAAGTTACTTTGTTGACTCATTGACGTCTGTTTCCCATTTGCTTGCTGTTCTTTTTGTTTCATCTCATCAGTTTTAGGTTCTGGTTTA